TCTCTGAAATATATTGGTAAATATACCTGTCATTCCCATATATCTCAAATCCCTCAACATCTTCATATCTCTTATAGAATTCACGACAATCCCTAACCGTTCCTGGATTAATTGTTTCAACATTTTCCCCACTTAACGTTTTATATTTAGTATTCTTTTTGGACTTAACAAATAGAGTCGGAAAGAACTCATCACGATGTTCATACCTTCTACCATTCTCAACTCCACGGACCAAGAACTGGTTACCGATTAGTTGGACATTGGTGTAGAATTTCATTCTTTAGTAAGATCTAAGTATTTTTCAAGTAAAGTTGGTGTCGGTTCAACGATAGTTAATATTTTATCAGATCCCATCATAATTGCATCATCTCTTGTGACACTTCCTAAAAAGGGTTCTAATACTGTTTGACCAGTTTCTGTATTAACAACAAATGGATTTGTTAATTTACAATCAGGTTGGCCAATATCGGCAGCAGCAACCTCATCAATCTCCGCTATCAGCAGATGATGATTCGCCAGTGCTATCACCTTTATTATTTTGTCCATAGTTTACTACATCCTCAATGTACATTTGTTTTAGTTTGTCAATTGGTTCTACCATAGTGATTAACCAATCAGCAGCAATAGGAATGTTATCCTCTTTTGTTAAGGGCATCCAGGGAAATAATGCTACTGAGAATTGTGCTTTACCATCATCCTCAGTATCATCACGAACTGAAGGATCTTGCATCTTAACAATACAAGGTTTGTTAAGAAAATATCCAACTATTTTTCTATCCTCTTCAGTACCAACATTCATTTCTTTAACATCAGAAATGATATCTTCACCAGACTTCAACAATAATAATTTAATAGACATAAGTTAAATCCAACGTGTAACTGTTAACTCTATAGAATTATCATCCATTTCCCATTCCTCTTCTACCTGGAATCCCATTTTTTTAACAGTATTATGAACTGTCATTCTAGCATACTGTTGGTTAACTTTGTCAAGTAGCCTTTCCACTGGAACAGGTTGATTCCATGTTTCTAAATCTGCTACTAATTCATATTCACCTGTTACAGGATGCATACGAAAACCAATATCAGTTCCAATAGCAATTTCTGCTTCTACTGTCTCATGCCCAATACCATGTGATCCAGTTACTTTAAGTTCTTGATCTTCTTTCACATCATACTGAAGTATCTCAAGTGCCTCCTGTAATTGTTCTTTGTTCTTGAGTTTGGTCTTGATCGTGCTGAAGTGTGACATTGTTGTTGTTTTTAAAGTATTCTGGTTTGTACTCACGAGTTATTAAATCACCCAATTTATTATCTATTTGTTGGGTAAGTTCTACACACTCTTCAGATGTAGCTCCTATAACTTCTTCAGTTACCCAACCATCTTGTCGAATTGTAAACTTAAGTTTTTGTTGTTGTGGCATCGTCATGTTTGTGAGTTAATTTACCTGACATTGCATATGCATCCTTGTTTCCACCGTGTCCATGTGCAATACCTAGTTCATGCATTTTAGCATGTTCGTCAATAGGGTCACGTAATTCTGTTTTACCAGGACCGACTGTAAGCCATAATCCATATCCCATAATAAAGAATAATAGTCCTACGATGATGAATACTAAAACCATTTTTGTTTTTATTATAGCAATAAAAAAGAGGTCTGTAAAGACCTCTTGTTATTTAGAGATTAAATATAATCTTTTCGACTATGATGTTCTGGAACAATCTTATTCAGTTCCACTGTTAGAAGTCCATCAACAAACTCGACGGATCCAATCTTCGTATCATCGGAGACCGTCCAGACCCTCTCAAAGGATCGTTGTGCCAATCCTTTATGGACAAATTCTCCAGCAACTTCTGATTCTTCTTTCTTGCCCTTGACATATAGTTTTCCAAACTCTGTGAAGACTTGTAGCTCATCTTTCTTGAACCCTGCCAAGGCGATTTCCAACTTCGACTCATGATTATTTAATTGTATCAAGTTATATGGTGGATAATTTGATTGTGGGAAATCTGAATTAAAGAAATTATTCAGATACTCATCCATCCCTATACTGTTCTTAGTAATCTTATCAAAAAGATCTGGAAGATTTGCAGAGTGATACCTTGCTAGTGTGTTCATGGTTCTCCTTATTAAGCGAGTGTGAATTGTGTACCCCGAAGGCGTACAATACTATTTAACCATAAAGCACAAAAAAATGGTATGGTAAATCCCGTATTTTTTTATTCGGTTTCCTGCGTCTTACTCTTTTTACCTATATTATACTTCTGCTCTAGGATCCAATCCCCTTTATCTTTATATGAAAGAACCTTAATTTGATTAAGTGGAGCAATATCAGTAACTGATTCTGCCTTTACGACAGATATGAGACCCCAATCAGAAAGAAGACGAGTGATACGGTTCCGACGCTGAACGTCGTTAGCAGTAAGATTAGCGTGTTTTCCATCAAGTGCAAATAATTCCTTAAAATGTACTATATAATATCTTCCTTGTTTATGCAAGATATGGCAACTCTGATATAATTTCTTTTCCTTTCTAGATGCTACACCAATTCTTGTAAGAGTTTCTCTAACCTTTAAGAAATCGTCAGGTTCATTTAGAAGTACTTCTACCATCTGGTCTTGCGACCACTTTACTTCTGGTTCTACCGTAGTAGTCATTTCATTCCTCCAGTATCAAGTCGTTGTTTAATAAATTTAATTTGTTCAGGGGTTAATATTTTCAGGGCATTAGATGCCTTTTCGTTACTATAACCATAGTATTGTTTAATGATTTCGAGGTCTGTGACTTTATCCTTACGGAGCCAGGGACTGAATCTCTTCTTTTTCCTAAGTGTATTTAGATAAAATGAATATTGCATGTCCTTATCTAGGAATGAATACTTATTCATCTCATTAGCATACAATACACAATCAAGATGTCCAGACAAACAACGATTAATAATATATGGAGGATAATCCTTAATAGATGAAGGATCTTCTTCAATAAGATTCTCCTTATTGAAGTTTATTGAATTAAGCCAATCCTTTAATTCCATTATAATAAAAAATTAAAATTAATAATCATCCTTCTATTAGTTGTTGTATTTGTTCCTGCATGAAGAACATTACCATCCATAAAAAGAACCCTACCTTTCTTTGGTTCTATTTCAGCAATTATCTTACCTGGAGACTTTTCATGTTTACCATCGTAAAGTCTAGTAGGACCATCAGCATCATTAATATAATATAACATAGTAAAATGAGGGTGGTGAAGATCGACGTGAGGAGGATAACCTTTATCACTAATTTGCCCCCTAATATTCATAACTGCCCTTATTCTAAAGAGTTCTCTTATTGGTCTATCTAAAGCCTGTAATAAAATAGGATATACAATATCCTTATATCTTTGAGTTTTCTGAAGAGGTGGTTGCCAAATAATCTCAGTAGGAGAATCTGTATGTCCATGATCATTAGAATTTACATATATCATATGAATGAAATTACTAGACACCCATTCTTCTTCCCATTCATCCTGAGATTGGATCTGATAATACCAAGGAAAATCTTCTGTAAATGTTTCTTCTAAAAAATCTTGATAACCTTTAGAGATAAGATTATCCCTTATTTCATATCCCATAATTAAAAAGTAATAATTCCTTTCTTTTTTGTTGCTCTCTCATGTACTCACCAACCGACCTCATAGTGTATGTTAGATCAAACTCTGCTGCATTCCACTGCAACCCAGTAAATCTATCTTTGACAAGTTGATCTGAATTATAACTAATCAACTGATCTACTTTACTCTGACTACAATCTTCTGCAAACTTATCATGGTCAAATCCTTTATGCATTGATCCCTTCTTACCATAAAGATTATCCTTAATATCATAAGGAGGATCTAAGTACATAAAAAGATCATCATGAATATCTTCTCTAAAACAATACTCATAAGAGTATTGATTAATATGCCAATTAGAAATTATCTCTGAATATCCTGGTAATTTCTCAATTCCCCTCATAGAGAAATTAGATATTGATGCTTGCTTAGAAAATGAAGACGACTCAGTAAGTCCTGAGAAACTACACTTATTAACAATATAAAATGCTGCTGCTCTTTCTACACAATCAAGACTCTTATCATTTATTCTAGTCTTACATTCGAGAAAAAGTTCTTTGGCAGAGTCTGGATCTGGATGAGTAGATTTATAATTACGTATCTTCTCTGTTAAATCACCACCAAACTGCTGTAACTGTGTCCAGAAGTTCATCAATGGTTCATAAAGATCATTAACAGTAATCTTTAAGTGTGGATACTTTTTACTTATATGTATAGCAACAGAACCACCACCAAGGAATGGTTCACGGAATTCT